TTACCCTGTGCGTTTTTCCACGGCGCGGGCCAGGCTTCCTCGGCCACTTCGTAATGTTTCCAGTCCGGGTCTGTGTAAAACTTCTCCACCCGGTCGGGATAATAGACATTGCGCCGCAGGAAGTCAACGCGCTTTCCGTTGCGCGTCTCGTGGGCGGGCCATTGTTTGATGGCGGCTAAAATCTCGCCGTTCGGGTCGTCATTCTCACGCACAAGCACGCACCCGCAACCATCGCCCCCCGCCGCGTTATCGATGTAGTATTCGTGGTAGGTAAGGGTGGGTAATTGATCGTCTTTATCCCAATCGACCATGACAAAGGACTCTTTGTCTCTCAACGCGCCTTCGTGCACCTTGTGCTGGCGAAGGTTCATCCTGTTCTTATCCCACAGCTTACGCGCCCATGCTACCTGCGGTTTCGCGCCGTCATCGTCGGGTGGCTCGGATGTGTCGAAGCCCAGCACGGACAGTTCGTCAAGCACCGCGATAACAATGGTCTGAATGATGTTAAGATTGAAATCATCCACGGCGGACGCGGTTGTCATCGGGTATCCGATCATGGACGAAATGAGCGCCTGAGTACCCGCCTTTTTGCTCGGAAGGTTCAGGTACTCTCGCATTCTCGCCGTCAGGAATACGGTCTGGTGGCCGTTGTAGTAATTGCGCGCCCGCATGATTGCCTGCTGGTGCTGGATTGACTCCTGCATTCTGGCGTCGAGTAAGCTCATCTCGATTGTGGTTTTTGCGTCTTGGATCATGTTTACAATTCCTTATGCGTACTTGTAGACGCTGACGCCTTGCGGCGTGTCGTTGAGTTCGTTGTACATCCCGCTGGCCGCGTCCATTTCGTCATCGTGATCCAGGTCAGGTTGACCGTGCATGTGATTTAGCCAGCGTTCATTCCAGTCACCGCGCAGAAGTTTGACGTTGCCCGCCAGGGCTTGCGCCGCCAGCGGCTTCGCTCTTGTAATTTTATCACTTGTTGGAGCAGTTCCAGCCATGTCGTATCCCTGAAAGCTGGTGACGATGTGATAGGCGTCACGCTTGCCACTTGCGCCGCCCTCACGTTCGAAGCGTTGGGCCACGCTTGCGCCGTCCTGCTTCGCGGTATTCTGCATGTGGGCGTCGGTGCGGGCTGGGTCAATCTGTTCTGCAGTTGCGTCAATGATGTACGTCGCGCCCATTATTTTCGTGCCCTTGCAAGACGCGGTAAAGTCTGCGGTTTTCTTTTCGGTGGCGGCCAAATCCCAAAACCGCACCACGCGCCCACCCGCAGGAACGGCGTCCACGATCTCAAACCACGCCTTGTTGAACAGCTTGCCCGCCGCTGGCTTGACTTTCCAGTTTCCGCCGCGCTTGCCGTCGCCCAGGAGACGCTGCCTATCGATATAGTCCAGGGCTTGCAAGTTTGCCAGATAGCCAGGGTCAGCGTCAAGAAGTTTTTGGTTATCGTAGACCGTTGATAAAATAAACGTCACGCTCTTTGGTATTGGTTGCTTCGGGTCATCGTCTGGAAGGTCTGGTATTTTGTGGGCGTCGTAAACTTCCTGCTTTGTGTCCCCCCAAAACGTTGTATCATTTACCCTGACCATCCAACGGATAACGCCTGACCTTTCGGGGATGGCCCACCCGTCGTCGTCGATCCACCACGCTAGAAAATCAGCCAACCAACCAGGCTCTGGGTTTGCGCTTGCCCGCACGTATGGACGAACGCCACACATTGACCGGTTGCGCGATAGCATGTAAAAGAATTGTGACGCCGAAAAGGTTTCGAGTTGGTCAAATTCAATCAGGGGAATTTGCGCAGACTTCCAGCCAAGCTTATCCTTTTCGTGCTGCATGTGGGAAAACGTTACGCGGCCCCCACCCGGAAAAGAATACTGCTTGTCGTTGTCGTTTGACTTGGCCCCCAACAGCGGGTAAATCTTTGCGGCCTCATCCCAAAGCGCGCCCTCGTTGGTTATCTCTGGTATGGTGCGGCGAAAGATGACAGCGCCAAAGTCCTTGTTTTGGACGTGGCGCAATGGCTCCATAAGTAGCGCCCAAGTCTTGCCCCCACCGGCGCTTCCGCCGAACACGGCAATATCTGCCGAGGTTGCTAAAAACTGCTCCTGTCTTGGCTGGGGACGGATTGAGATAATATCAGGGGTTGTCATCGCGTCCATTCGACGGGATGTAAATTTGAATTATAGGCGCGTCCAGCTTCGACCCGTCCGGGTTGCCGACGGTCACGGCTTGCGGAACTTTGCCGTAAGCCCCCTCGATAAACATTACCTGCCGTTTCGGGTCTGACATAATCTGCCGCGCTACCATTTCGGCGTTGGTTGCGTAGTGGTCAACCATGACCGGGGTAATGCCGTCCTGCTCGAATACCGGCTTACCGTCAACGACTTTGGGAATTTTGATGAGTACAAGCCGTTTGCCGCCGCCGTCCTTCGATGTGACCGCAGGCTCATTAGCTATCTCTTGTAGCAATGCCCGCCATGCGTCGAAAGTCGGCGGCCTGCCCTTTCGGTTGATGCGCGGGTCGCCCGGTTTCAATCGCGTCGCCGGGGATGGATTCGGGTTACTCATTCCTGTTTGTTTCCTGTATAACCGGCTCAGCCCAGCCGGGTGATTTCGATACGAGTTTTCTTTATACCATTGCCAAACCCAAACGCTTGGGTTACAATAGTATTAGGAGAAAACAAAACATGAACACTCAATTCGATCTATTTGAATCCGCCCGCGCTATGGGCCGCAAGGGTGGGCAATCCACCAGTCCAATCAAGTCTCAAGCCTCGCGTATTAACGGGCGTTCTGGCGGAAAACCAGTTACCGCAGAATTTAATGACGATGGCGTAAGCGTAAAAGGATGTAGCTACATTTACGCCCCGCAAGGTCAGGCCGGGGAATACGCGCCGCTGGCTTGTAACCCGTACCGGGGCTGTGGTCACAAATGCGCCTACTGTTACGTGCCGCTTGTTTTGAAAATGAAGCGCGAAGAGTTCGACGAAAATGCAACACCGCGCCCAAACTTCCTCGATAACCTGCGCAAGGATGCGCGCAAGTATCGCATGATGCAGAGCGACGGTCAGGTAATGTTATGTTTCACCACTGACCCGTATCACCCCGGCGACAATACGCTCACCCGCCAAACCATCGAAGTCCTGCGCGAGTACGGACTCGCGTTCTGCGCTCTGACGAAAGGCGGTAGCCGGGCGCTTCGTGACCTGGACTTGTTTCGCCTGGAGCGCGACGCATTTGCAAGTACCCTGACAAGTCTTGACGACGCATTTTCGATGAAGTGGGAACGCGGCGCGGCCCTTCCGGGTGATCGGATTGCAACCCTGCGCAAGTTCCACGACGCCGGTATTTTTACCTGGGTCAGTTTGGAACCAACTATCGATTGCAAAAGCAGCTTGCAGATTGTGCGCGAAACGCATGATTTTGTCGACCTGTACAAAATTGGACGGGTAAACTACCTGCCCATCACCAAAACAACTGACTGGAAAGATTATACCCTACGAATGATTGACCTGTGCCAGTCGCTGGGGGTCAAACATTACATCAAAAAGGATTTACAACCATTCCTGCCCGCAGGGTACGAAAACCCCCGCAGGGTCACTCAGCACAATTGACCATTTCAAAAGTTAAGTAATGTTTTCTGGCGTGGGATCGGTGAACAATCGTTCTCACGCCGTTTTTTGCAAGCCACTCGAGGAAATATTGCCAGCCGCGTTTACCGAAAAGTGTTGGGCAAGACTTAATCATCGCTTCCGTAAATCCGATGTCCACCAAGAGCATTTTCGGAACGATTCCGAAAATGCTCTGAATAAATGTCACGAACACGCGCCCGGTATATTTTCTCTGAAACAAAATCTTGAGTTGCTCATACGGCACGCCGTAGGCGTCCAAGTCGATTACGTTGTATTTTTGCAAGTCTATCGTTTTTAGATATGCCATGTTATCCCCTTCCAGAAAAAAACCAACGCCGTAATCTTCCCGGTCTATTCCTATTCGTTTAATTTTCTTTCCAGTTTCGCGCTCCACTGCCAACCAGATAAGCCCCGCGCCGCCATAACAATCCAAAACAGCGGGGTTATCGGGTAAGTAATTTACCCGCAGGCTTACCTTGTTTCCAAGATACGAGTTATTGGTTTTAGTTTGCGCCATAGATAATCTCGATTCCGTCAATCCCGCGTAATTCATCCAAGACAGCGCGAGCATCCGCCGCTTGGTCAATCGGAACACTTACCAAGATGCGCGCCATTTCTCGCGGCCTGATTGTTTCTTGAACTTCGTCTATTTCCCTTTCGGCCTGCTCGCTCTCCAAAAAGTTCGTCAGCGCCCCGAAGTCCCTGCTCGTCACTTTCAGCATTTCGTCATCGAACCCGCACGATTTCAGCACGTCCGGCCCCCAGCCCGACAGTTCGTCCCAATCATCCGAGCCGCCCGCGTGATTAGCGATCAGCATTGCCATCTCGGACTTTTCGACTGACCACCCCGACACGGCGCGATACTCGAACCGGTTCCCCTGGTACATGATGTACCCCCGCGAAATCGTCCCGTCTGGCTGAGGCGCGTCGAATGTCTGTTCAATTACCGGCTCGGCCTGCCCTATTATCGCCATGCGCTGATTGCCGGACAGATACCGGCGCTCTTCGGCGTGGTAGGTAATGCCGGACAGGTCGCCAAACTCGCCCATCGTTTCTCGGAGTTTGGCAAGCTGTGATTTTGTGATCTGGCGTGGGTTTTTGCGTAAGGTCATTCCGCTATTATACCACCCGTCATTGTCAACTTTACGCGGTCACTTTGTAAACTTTTGCGGTGACATTGTAAACCTTTCATTCACGCAAGGTTGAAAACTTGTACCCCAAATCGCTTGACAGTATATAAGTATACGCTTATAATGCTATCATGGTTAGGGAATGGCCCTGACTAAAACAAAGGAGAATGAAATGGAAAAACAAGCTCACCTTCAACCGCAAGAAACACTCGATAAGGTCGCTGGCCTTCTTTCTGGAAAAAGCGAAGCAGAGATGATCGCAACGATCATCCGGGTTGGAACCGAAAAGGGCGCTCGCAAGCAGTACATGCTCATCACCTGCGCGGAAGAGTGGCTTTCGCGCAAAGGCGCTCGGCACCCTGAACCTCTCTTAGCTGATACGATTATGATGCAATTCAACGAGAATTGCCGCCATTATGGCGAGCGCGCTCACCCTCTATCCGAGAAACAGGTTGCTGTAATTGCGACCAAACTTTTCAACGATTTTTGGTACATTTCGAACAAGGGGTAAAAATGAACTGGAGACCGATCTTCTATTTCTCGCAGAAATGCGACATCGGCGGGCTGTATCTCTCTCTCGGCCCAATCGTAATCCTGGGAATAAATATCGATCCATCATTCCCTGAGTTTTCAATCACGATCTTGAACTTCCAGGTCGGATCCTGGAAGGACTACAATTAAGACCAAAACACCGTACCGGCCCGGTTGACCGGCACTTGAACATAACGCAAAAGGAGAGAATAGCATGGATAAAATAAAAGTAAATTTAGACGACTGCAACAACTGGGAGCAAGAAAATATCGCAGAGTGCGGAAGCGGCAGGATCGAAATGTCCCGATACGTCACTGGGACAATCGATCTCCCCACCGGGGAGACAGTGTGCGTCCAAAAACCAGCGCGCACACTGAACGGCTCTGGTGGCAGCGGGCGTATTATCCCCGCTTGCATTACGTTGGTTCACCAACACGGAGACCTGCTGGACGATAAAAAATACGAGCTAATCGTAGAATAATCCGGCGAGCGCAATATGGGCCGAAGCGGGGCGGCCCCATTCGAAAGGAAGATTACGATGAACGGTAGTCCTTACGGCAATGTGGCAATCGAAATACAAGGCGCGCAACCATGACTGTTCCGGAATCCCGCGCAAGGATGTGCCAAAACTGCCTGCGCCTATTTGTGTCAACGGCGAAAAATGAAATCGTGTTCAACGACGCGAAGGCGCATAATCCAAAGGTGCGTATTTTGTGCCCGAAGTGCGGTAATCGCGTCGCGGTAAAACTGTATCTCTCAAAGAAGGTGAAACCATGAAAAACGTAAAGAAAGCCAAAGACGCCCCCGACAAGGCGAACCCCCATTCCCTGACCATCGAGAACGCTTTGTTCTCGTATTGTCAGGCCAACATGGGCGGGATTAGCGCGGCTCTTAAAACCGCAGTACTGGAACACGCGAAAGCGGCGGGCGTGGATGTGTACGCGCCGAAGAACCATAACGCGACCAGCCCCGGCGCACCTAAATAGGACACGTAACGAAGGGCGACGCGAAAAACACCCCTACAATTGTAGGGGTGTTTGTTTTAGAAACGATGGGCATGTCACTG